TGGATAGTGATGACCTTAGCCCAGAAGAGCTGGCTGCTATTCAAGAGATGATGGGTATGGCCGAAGGTGGTGTTGTCAATATGTATAAACAACAGCAAGACCTGTACAGTCCACCTAACCCAGCCATTGGCAATCCTACAACAGGTATGGCAGCTGGTGGTGAAGTAAGAGGTTATCAACCTGGAGGTCTAACTCAGCAGCAACAAGCAGAGCAAGGCTTTTATGCAGCAGGTCAACAAGCTCAGAATGCAGGTTTTGTAGGCTTCCCACTAGGTTCTACAATATTTCCAAGTGCGGGTACTGGAACTACCTTTACCTCACCAACAGCAGGTACAACCGCATTTACCCCAGTTAATATGATTAATATGCAGACTGGAGTAAGAGTTACTGCAACAACTCAAGCAGACTACGACAGATATATTTCTGAAGGTTACGTAGTAGATGATGGTACACTGCAACCAAAAGGCCAAGGCTCTGGAGGAGGCGGAGGAGGCGGTCCTACACCCCCACCAACAGAACCTTACAAAGACTGGCTAGCTAGTGCAGACTTTAACAGTGCAGAAGGTTTAGAAAAGTTTGTTGCTGGTATTACTTATGATCCAACTAAAGATCAAACAACTGAACAAGCATTTGGTGCTACTTTGATTGGTGGACCTATGTTTGGTCTTGCTACAGCAGTGGGTGGTTCAGCTAGAGGTGGACTAACTGCAATCTCTGATTTACGTGCTGCAGCACTTATTGCTAAAGCACAAGGGTTTGATAAACTTGCAGCTAAATATGATAAGCAAGTTGCAGATATCATAGAAAAAGGTCCAGGTATCTTAGACTTTTTAGAGGACTTCCTTGCCACAGGTAAACAAAAAGGTAATGCTTGGGCTAAGAAAAATGGTTTTGAAAATATTGATAAGGCAATAGAAGCAGGGGTAACACCTAAACCAGCTGCTACAGGTACAGGAACTGGCACAGGTACAGGTACAGGTACAGGTACAGGAACTAATACAGGTACAGGAACTGGTTCTTCAAATAACGGTGGTGATGGACCAACATCACCTACACTAGGGTCAACACCTTCTAGTGCTTCTCAACCAACTGCAACAACGGGTGGTGGTATGACAGGTTCTGACACAAGACCTGATGACCCTAGAGGTGAAGGACAATATGGCGGTCAGTCTACTAGTCAGCCATCACAATCTGTAAGCTCTACTGGAACTCCAACAGGAGGTTATGCTGAAGACCCTGACTATGGCCTACTAAATAAAGGTGGCCTAATGGCTACACCAAAAAAGAAGGCAAAACGCCAATACAAAAAAGGCGGAATGGCAAGTAAAAAATAAGGCTACCCAGCTACGGCTGGCCCCAACATAAGGAGAATATAATGCCTGAACTAGCAGAAGTAGAAACACCAAAGACAGCAGGATTTGTTGATCGAGGTTACAGCTACGAAAGTCGTAAAAAACGTATAGAAGCGGAAGAAGAGGAGATCAAAAGACTTGAAGCCGAACAACGTGGTGAATCTGAAGAAGAAAACGAAGAAGTTACCAAAACGGAAGAGGCCGATACAGAAGTTGAAGAAAAAGCGTTATCTCCAGAAGAAAAAAGCTTTAAAAAACGTTATGGCGATCTAAGACGCCACATGCAAGAAAAAGAAAAGGAGTGGAACGAAAAGTTCGAAGCCTTTGAAAAACGCATGAAGAAGGAAGCTATTGCTCCACCCAAGTCTGATGAAGATATTGAAGAGTGGGCAAAGCAATACCCTGATGTAGCAGGTATTGTAGAGACTATTGCTGCTAAGAAAGCTCAGGAAATGTTTAGCAAAGCAGATGCTAGACTAAAAGAGCTGGATCAGGCACAGTCAGAAGCACAACGAATGAAAGCTGAAAATCAAATTCGTAAATCTCACGAAGACTTTGATGATCTTCGAGCTTCTGATGAATTTCATGATTGGGCTAATGAACAGCCTAAATGGGTACAAGATGCACTGTATGAAAACTCAGATGACCCTGCGTCAGTAGTACGTGTTATTGATTTGTACAAAGTAGATAAAGGCCTTACTAAAACTGCAAAGAAAGCTAAGGCTAAAGATGCAGCTTCTACAGTTACTAGACGTAGTAAAACGGAAGTAGATGTAGATGATGCAAATGACGTAATTCGTGAATCAGATGTGGCTAAAATGTCAGACAAAGAGTTTGAAGCTAAATCTGAGGAAATTAACAAAGCTATCCGTTCGGGTAAATTTGTTTACGATGTATCTGGCAAAGCTAGATAAACTGTTGACAATTAATAAATCAACAGTATAACTATAGACACAGAGACAAAAGCCTCTTTTTGACTACCTTTTGTCTCAGTCTAATTTCATAAAAAAGTCTAAACTATAAAAGAACTACCTGTTCAAGTATAGGCCCAGAGTACACCTACTAGCGCAAGTGGGTGTTTTCTGCACCCTAGAAAACGTACAGCCTCTTTAAGGTGTTTAGCTTTGTAACCCGAAGCCAAATATCAGGAGGATTTATCATGGCTTTTACTTCAGCATCGGGTTACGGAAACTTACCTAACGGTAATTTTAGTTCCGTAATCTACTCCAAAAAAGTGCAGCTTGCATTCCGCAAGAGCACAGTCGTTGGAGACATCACAAACTCTGATTATTTCGGAGAGATCAGTGCCCAAGGTGACACTGTTAAAATCATCAAAGAACCTGAAATTTCAGTGTCATCTTATGCGAGAGGCACACAGGTCAATGCACAAGATCTAGATGACGAGGATTTCTCTCTAGTCGTTGATAAGGCAAACTACTTCGCCTTCAAGATCGACGACATCGAAGAAGCCCACAGTCACGTAAACTTCATGGATCTTGCAACCAACCGTGCGGCTTACCGCTTGGCTGATCAGCATGACCAAGAAGTTCTAGGTTACCTATCAGGTTACAAGCAGTCTGCACTGCACGGTGCTGCTGATACAGTTAACACAACTGTAAACGGCACTAAAGCTGTGTCAACTGCAGGTTCTGACGAATTGCTTTCTTCAATGAAACTATCTCGTCCTAACTTCGGTAACTTGACAACAGCAGGTTCAACAGGCGACTCTATTCCTGTTGCTGCTCGTCTACCAGGTGCAACAGCACTACCAACAGGTTACGTATCACCTAACATGATCGTAGCTCGTATGGCTCGTCTACTTGATCAACAACAAGTTGATAAGAATGGTAGATGGCTTGTAGTCGATCCAGTATTTATGGAGATTCTTCGTGATGAAGATTCACGTCTCCTAAATTCTGATTTCGGTGAATCAGGTGGTCTACGCAACGGTCTAGTACTAAACAACTTGCACGGCTTCCGTATCTACCAATCATCAAACCTACCATCAATCGGTACAGGTTCTGATACAGTAGACGGTACAGCTCAGTCAAGCAACTTTGGTGTTATCGTTGGTGGTCATGACTCAGCAGTAGCAACTGCAGAGCAGATCAACAAAACTGAAACATACCGTGACCCTGACTCATTTGCAGACATCGTTCGTGGTATGCACCTATATGGCCGCAAGATTCTTCGCCCAGAAGCTCTTGTAACTGCTAAATATAACTTGGCGTAAGAGGAGGACTGACTTATGGCTACAGTAACAACTCTTTCACGAGCAGCAGGGGGTCGTGGTAACCCTGGTAACAAACCTTACTTAGTTGAGGTTGAAATCGACATGGCAGCTGCCGCAACTGCTAAGGGTTCTGCCCTAGCAGCAGCAGATATCATTCAAGCAATTACTGTTGGTGCAAACACAATGGTAATGGCTGCAGGTATGGAGTGTACTGCAACACCTTCAGGTGGTACAGGCACAGTTCTAGACCTTGGTATCACAGGTGGTGACGTTGACGCATTTGTTGACGGTTTTGCTTATGACTCTGCAACTGCAGGTTCTTATGCAACCCTAGCAAACACTGCATGTCCTATCTTGGTTACAACATCAGACACAATTGATGTTCTAATCCAAGCAGCGACAACTGTTTCTACAGCAGGTAAAGTACGTGTTTGGGCAATGTTGATGGACGTTGACTCAGTTGGCTCTTCTAAAGAAGCTGACGAAGTCGCTCGTGACTATCTAGCATAACTAAAAACTTGAGGGGCTGGGCAACTGGCCCCTCTGATCTCATCTAAGGGATTTATTTATGGCAACTTATGTTACACTAATTAACCAGCTTCTAAGAAGGCTAAACGAAGTTACACTAGATACAGCTGGTGATGGCTTTGATACTGTACGTAACGTACAAGCTTTGGCTAAAGATGCTATTAATAACTCCATTAGAAATATTCTGCAGACAGGCCAAGAGTGGCCTTTCTTAAAAAATACCTATACCCAAACACTAACTGCAGGTACCAGACAATATAGCTTTCCTGCAGATTTTGCTAGTGTAGATTGGGACACTTTCTATATTAAAGAATTAGGAGCTGCAACCAATACTCCTAGCTACCTTCCAACAATTTCTTTTGAAGAGTATACACAAAGATATCGTGGACTAGATGATCAAGCTGATTCAGGTTCTGGTATATCTGCTCCTCAACGTATTTATCAAACCTACGAAAGCAAGTTTGGTGTAACACCTGTACCAGACAACTCATATGAAATAGAATATGTATACTGGTCTTTTCCAAGTGACTTGTCTTTGTACAACGATACTTGTGTAATTCCAGACAGATTTAATCACGTAGTTATTGATGGTGCTATGATGTACATGATGCGTTTTAGATCTAACGATCAAAGTGCTGCTATCCACCAACAAAACTTTCAAGATGGTATACGTTCTATGAGACGTATTCTCATGGACGATCCATTAGATATTAGATCAACAGTAATTCAGAGAAACAAGTCTTTTAGTAACACTATTAGTAGTATCGTATAATGGCTGAAAATCTAGCATCCTTTAAAGTATTCTGCCAAGGCGGTCTAAACACTAGTCGTGATGTGTTATCACAAGGTGAGACTCAGCCTGGTTCTGCAGTTGCTTTGATTAACTACGAACCTGCTGTTACTGGTGGCTACCGTAAGATTAACGGATTTAGCAATGACTACGGTACAGTTACAGGTACAGGCAATGTACTAGGGGTTTGTGTTGCTAACGGTATTAATGACGGTATTCTGGCTTGCCGTACACCCTCTAGTGGTAATAATTACCTACATAAATGGAATAGTACTACAAGTGCTTGGGATGCTGTAACAACTGCTGGTTCTCCTACAATGACAGGTGTAACCAAAGTACGTTTTACTAAATATAACTGGGGCAGTCCTAAAGTTTTACTTACAGATGGTATTAACCCTGCAGCTACTTATGATGGCACAACTTACACACAAATTACACATGCAGATGCACCGACAGATCCTAAGTACTCTCACGTATATAAAAACCACATGTTCTTGGCGGGTGATCCTGCAGAACCTACCAATCTTTACTTTAGTGCGCCTTACGATGAGACTAGTTTTGCTGCTGCTGATGGTGCGGGCGTTATTAATGTGGGCTTCCCTGTCGTAGCTATTAAATCTTTCCGTGATGTATTATATATTTTTGGTAGTAATAACATTCGTAAACTTGTTGGGGATAACATCTCTAACTTTGTATTGCAAGAAGTTACAGATGACCTTGGTTGCCTAGCTACAGACAGTGTAATTGAAATTGGTGGTGACTTACTATTTTTATCACAAGATGGCTTGCGTCCTATCTCAGGAACTGATAAGATTGGAGACGTAAATCTTGAAACGGTATCAAAAGATATTCAGTCTATTTTTACTGACATTGTTTTTGATATTGATCTTGAAGGACTAAATGCAGTAGTAATACGACAAAAGACACAGTTTCGTTACTTTTTTGCTGCAGCAGACTCTCAAGGTATTATTGGTGGTTTTAGACAAACGCCTAATGGATTGCAGTTTGAATATAGCCAGATGTTGGGTATAACAGCTACTTGTTCAGATAGTGGTTATATAGGTCAAAACGAATTTGTAATACATGGAGACAGTTCTGGTAAAGTTCATAGACAAGAACAAGGTAATGACTTTGATGGAGAAAACATATTAAGTATTTTTCAAACTCCATTTTTTCATATGCAAGACCCAGAGCAACGTAAGATATTTTATACAGTAGCTACATACTTACGTTCTGAAGGTGATAATGAAATTGTTATGTCGGCAGTTTACGATTATGAAGATGTAGATACTCTTAATCCAACAAACTTTAATTTATCTACAACAGGTGCTGCAGCTTATTATAACGAAGCAATATACAATAGTACCGCAATCTATGATGGTAACCCATCACCAGTACAAAGAACAAACATATCAGGTTCAGGTAAGTCAGCATCATTTAGATATGTTACAAATAGCTCAGATGCATCACACAGTATTCAGGGTCTAGTGATTACATTTGGAGTAGGAGACAGGTTATAAAATGGCAGGTTATAGCAGACAGTCGGTAGCAGACATTATCGCTAATGCGGTTATTAAAGCTGCACCAGTAAACGCAGAGTACAACGCTATCCGTGATGCGTTTGCTTTCTCAGGCGGTCACAAACACGATGGTAGCTCTACTGAAGGTGCTTACGTACCTTTAATTGCTGACACTGACGCATTAAACAAAGTTGTGATTGACACAGCTAATAACCGAATCAGTTTCTACAATGAAGTCTCTTCTGCTGCAGTAGAACAGATTCGACTAGAAGACGGTGTACTTAAACCTGTAACAGATGATGATGTTGACCTTGGTGCATCAGGTGCAGAGTTTAAAGACCTATACATTGATGGCATTGGTTACATTGACTCTGTAGTTATCACAGGCGGTACTATTGATGATACTGTAATTGGTGGGACTACCCCTGCTGCAATTACTGGTACTACTATTACAGGTACATCTCTTGTAGGTCCACTAACAGGCAATGTAACAGGTGACTTAACTGGTAACGTAACAAGAGATGTTACTGG